TAGCTTTCTTTAATTTATCGTTGATATATTGAGAAGATTGAGAGTAAGTCATTACTCTCTCGATGTCATCTAATACTATACCCAAGAAGGCAGGTCTCAAAATGTAGATCTGCCTTCTTTCATTTTGTAGATTTGTCTCAAATTGCTCATTTGTAATGCCATCTGTAATTCCTGATGCAATAACTTCTTTCCCCATTGCTACATCTCTGTAAGTAATAGTGAAATCTTCATCTACTTGTAATCCTGCTGGGACAATTAAATTGTCTGCTTGATCTCTAACTTCTTCTGTTTCATAGTGATGAATAGCATAAGCTCCTTCGAGACTACCATACTTATCAACCAAATGATTCTTGAATGATTGATTTGTGAGTGGCCATTCTTCTCTCACATTAATAATATTATTAATGTATAAAACTACCCAATCTAGATCGGGATCTTTAAAAAACTTTTGTGCCACATTGTCTGGTCTTTCATCACCTCTAATCGTGTAGCGGGTAAATGCAGTAAAGTTTTGAAAGAAATCCTCTCTTACTTTTGCTCTCTTAAAAATATTTTTTACTTCAATATAATCAGAACTAGAAACTTTTTCATCTAGTCTTGAAACGTAATTGAAATTAGGCAGTTGTGTGAAATAACCCATTAGAATCCCATACCTTCTGCGCCTTCGTCGTTCTCGTAATCGATATCGTATATAGGTTCCATCTCATTAAATGAAAATGAAAGTTCATATGAAATCATGCCGCCATCTGCATATGTTGCATATGCACCGTTAGGATTATAATTTACACCAAAAGAAGTGAGGGAACATGGTTTAATCTTTCCTAAGTATGGATGGGGTTTTCCTTCATGTTTGAAGTCAATGAGGAAAACGTGAGGTGTATATAAAAAGAGAGCACCACCCTTAACTCTTGCTGCCATTGCTTTTTTAAACATTCTAATAATTTTCTTACACTGACCCTGCTCTGCTGTGTCCCTAGGAGTGAATATATAATTGAAACTGAATGTTCTTAAAGATGGTCCCTTAAATAAGAGTTCCATATTACTATTCAGAACGGCACCAGTCGTTCTAGTAAGAACATTACCTCCACCAATAATGTCCTGAGTAAACTTATCTCTAACAAAATCCTTTAAATCACCACTATTTCCTATAAGGGCTTCTTTAAGATTATCTGTGATATTACCTATGGGTTTTCCATCAATAACACCCCCGACAAGAGAACCAAGACCTGCTTGAAGAGCATTCATTTCATCAGCAGCATAATTAACGTTGTTTTGATCTGAAAGATTTCTAGGAATGGGTAAGATAATAGTTCCTACCGCACTTTCTCTTTTCATTCTTCCGGATGGTCGCCCATTACCAGCACCGCTAATAATCTCTGCCAAAGCGTTTTTACCACCTGGAACGTATTCTACAATGTTGAACTGAACAAAATCATAATCCCCCTCAATTGTTTGATTTGGATATCTTGCTGTTGATCCATCAAGATCTTCTTTTGCAGGTGCTTTTTTTACTACTGGTGCTGGTTTTGGCGCATCAGAGTCACTTTCTGTATCACTACCAGTTGGTGGTGTTGGTGTTTTGTCATTTTCTGGTGCAGGTGGTGTTGTTACACCTGGTATGTCTAACTTATCTCCATATCCCATGTCTCTCAGATTTAATTTCTGAGTAGTTGATGCGTTGTTGTTGAGTATTGCTTTATTTTCATTCTCTACCGGACCTTTTATTAAGGTAGTTAATTTCGACTGAAAATTTGTTCCTCTTGCATTTCTAATTCCAAGAAGATCTTGTTGTGCTTGAAGATTTCCCTTAGAAAATTTTAAATTACCACCAGAAGTAGCGTCTCCTTCTGCAATTGTCCTGCCTTTACTGTCCTTTACTGTGTAGGCACCGTTTTCCAACTCTGTCTCAACAGTTACTTTCTTTCCATTGAGGTTTAACTTGGAACTTTTCTTTGCCACAACAATCTTTTTAGTTATTTATCCACTGACGCGAAGTTTCTTATTGGTATCACTCACTCACTTACTACTGTTGAATTTGCAAAATGTTTTGGTGCGTAAGTATAATCATTTATGGTAACTGTTGTTGCTTTGACAGCATCTGCACTAGATTTTGTTGAATAGATTTTTCTGTCATCAAAAATCTCTGTCCAAATATTATCACCTTTATAATATACATCACCAATCGTAGGATTCATGACACTGTTTGTTTTGATGTGATATGCCATTTTACTGGTAATATTTTAGTTATTTATCCACTGACGCGAAGTTTCTTGTATGGTATGGTGCGAAGAGTTGCAAACTCCTGTGCATTCACTCTATACATGGGCCCAATAATTTCTGGAAACGTATAATTTCTTACCATATTCCAGTGATAATTAAATCCTTTGAATCCCCAACTTGTGATATCAACTACCTCTACCAGGGGATGTTCATCATATAATAATGCTGGTGTCTTTGCTTGATATATGAAAGTATAGTATGCTCCTATGCTATCGGGTGCATATTCAGTATCACCCAAAGCATCCATGATATCCATCATCAAATCATCTGGACTTTTCATTCCACTCTTATCCAATATAAGAGACAGACGATTATTTGCTGATCTTCTTTGTTGGAGAGTCTTTCTTGGCATTTTTTACAGACCTAGTTCTTTTTCTGTAATAATTTTGAACTCATATTTACGATCATCACAGAATTCTTGTGCTGCTTTCCACTTTGCTTCATTGACGGCATAGGTTTTCATCTCACTAAGATATCTTTTTGATCTCTTTTTTGGTGGTACAGTCTGTTTAAGTGGTTTAACTTCGATAACATATCTCTTAATCCCTCCGTTTCTGGTTCTTGTTCTGACATAGAAGTCGGGAAAATATCGGTGAATCCTACTATCAACAGGACTAATGTATGGAATTGCAATTTCTTCACTTCCCCATTCAAGAATATTATTGTTTCTATCACACCAATTCATAAATTTTAATTCCCATAAGGAACGATAAATAATCTTAGTGGGGTCACCTTTATACTTCAAGTAATTACTTGGTCTAAATTTACCCTTATAGCTCATACATAGTATAATAGGACTAAGGTATTTAGATGTCAGGGGCAGTTCCGTTTAGAAATCTAAGCACAAGTGATTTTCTAAGGCGTTTTGGTCACCAAGCACAGACGAGTCAGTTTCGTGCTGTATTGCAGATTGGAACATTACCTTTTACTAAAAATTATAATCCTCAGGGTGGTAGATTTTATGATGACCTGAGTTTCTTATGCAACTCTACATCTCTTCCCGGATCTAGTTTTTCAACGACTGAAAACTTGCAGGATTATTATGGTGTGAATCAAAAATTTGCATATCGTAGAGATTTTGATGATCTAAGTCTTGATTTCTATGTCGATGCAAAGTATCAAACTTTAAAATTCTTTGAGCAATGGATGGATTTTATTTCAAGTCCTGCTACATACTCTGTTGTTACTGACTCAGATCCCTCATCAGAGATTTCTTTTTATAGATTTAAGTATCCAAGAGAAAGGGGGGGATATAAGTGTAGAATTGATTTGCACAAATTTGATAAAGATTATGATAAAACAAAAAATGATATCCTTTATAGTTTTGTCAATGCATTTCCTCGTAGTTTGAGTTCTATGCCAGTCTCATATGACGGTAGTAGTCTATTGAAATGCAGTGTTACGTTTGCTTTTGATAGATATTTTGTCAATAGAGGTGGTTCAGTTCAAGAAGCAAACGACACAGCAGATACAACAACTCCGGCAAATAATCCTAGTGCGAGTGGTCCATCAGACACGCAAGCAACAAAATCAACAAAACCATTTGATTCATTTGGTAGCACCAATGGATCTAGTAGTGACTTTGCAGAGAGAGACACTGCTACTGGCGCAAGGATGGATGGTGGAAGTGATGGTCCATTATTACTTCCTGATGGAAGTCCTGCTTATGATTCAAGTGGAAGACTACGCTCCATGGTTTAATTTTTAAACACGCACTAAATAAACATACTGAATTGTATAAAACATTATGCCATTACCAAAGATTGCTACGCCATATTATGATCTTGAATTACCATCTAATGGTGACAAGGTTGAATACAGACCTTTCCTTGTAAAAGAAGAAAAACTTTTAGTCTTGGCTATGGAAAGTCAAGATCAAAAACAGATTACGAAAGCAATTAAAGAAGTTATTAAGTCATGTATTCGTGGGGATATCAAAGTAGAATCTCTACCAACATTTGATATTGAATACCTCTTTCTTAACATTCGTGGTAAGTCTGTTGGTGAAGAAATTGAATTAAAAATTATTGCACCAGATGATGGTGTAACTGAAATTCCTGTTACTATTAATATTGATGATATTAAAGTAGTCAGAGATGATACTC